GTCTATGAAATTCCTGGATCTGATACTGCGGTAGTTACAGTAGTCACTGATGCGTCAAACGGCACGGGCGGTACTGGTGAATCGTTAATCACTGTAACAACACAAGGTGCTCATGGTTTCACAGCAGGTACCCCAATTACTATTCGATCACTAGCCAACACAATTAGTGGTTTTAGTCGAGCGGAAGGTACTTTTATTATTATTTCAATTGGTAGTCCGACTACATTTTCATATTATGCTACTGCTAAAGTGGGAACTAGTAATGGGCAGATTCTTGCTACAACATATACTCAATTACGTAAAGGCGCATTTTATACTGGTGCGGCCATTGGAACTCCTACGTTTTCTGTAGTAAGTAACGGTGTTGTTGGATCTTTTACTACAAAATTTATAACAGCTATTAATACTGACCAAATCGCAGTTACTGGAACTATGCCAGCATTAGGAGTACCTATTAGCGGAACCGGTATTAGCGCAGGTACTCAAATATCAGGTACAGTAGGGTCAGGCGGTATTGCTGTTACAGCAAGTATCGGTACTCCTGCTAGCATAGGTGATACAGTGATCAACGTTGTAGATCCGACTGGTATTTTAGAAGGCATGGCTATCGACAATGGTACAGGAACTGCTATTTTTGTAAGTAGTATTTCAGCAAACGATATTAGTTTAACCCGACCATTGACCGCAGGTAAAGCAGGTAATACTCAGACTTATTTAAATACCACAGGTACTAATGTTATTGCGCCAGGCTCAGGGGCGGTGTTTAGCGTTGATAGAGCAAGCGGAGTATATTCAAATATTCAAATTACTTCTTCAGGTACAAACTACGTTGCTAACACAAAGTTAAAAATCCTCGGAACTGATTTAGGTGGTACATCTCCTGCTAACGATTTAATATTAAAAATTACAGCAGTAACTCTTGGAGCAATTAATACAGTATCAGTTGTATCTGGAAATAGTGTCGCCGGCGAACGTAGTTATACCGGCTTAACGCAAGCTAGTACAACAGGTACTGGAACTGCGGCAACATTTAATGTATCTACACTTGCCGGTGCGTATGTGGTTGCTAATGTAAACGCAGGAACATCTTATGTATTTGGTGAACAATTAACTATTTTAGGATCTACGTTAGGCGGCACAACACCAGCTAACGATCTAGTGATCACAGTAACGTCAGCGTCAATTGGTCCAGGCGCAATCGTAACATTTGATTTTGCCGGTACTCCTGGCACTAATGATACTTCGTTTACTACATTGTCAGCTACTAAACTTGCGTTAGGTACTGGAGCATCATTTGATATTACTAGAAGTGTAGGATCATACACTAACGCAGTAATCAATCTGCCAGGAACTGGTTATGATATTAACGATGTAATAACCTTAGCAGGAACAAATTTTGGCGGAGTGAGCCCAACTAATAATGTTACTATCACAGTAACTAACGTTGGCGCTGCAGGCGATATAGCAACAGTATCATTTAGTGGAACTGCTATAACTGGATCATCAATTGATTTCTATTCTGCTGTATCGCTAAGTGATGTTACTACATTAGCAATATCGGATGCCGCTTCGATTACTACAGCGGCTATTGCTACTGTACAAGTTTCATTTACTACACCGCATGGTCTAGTACCGGGCGCAAACATGCTAATTGATATTACAAGTAACGGTACTAATCATAATTTAGCTAAAGGACCGTTTTATGTAGAATCAACGCCGTCGTTAACTACTGTACGCTATACTGCTAGAGCAGTGGGTGCTATTGATACTGGCACTGCTCTACTTGGAATTGTTTATGCTCGTCCAGACAGTTATTTTATTCATAGACCGTATGACGGCGGAGTACAATTAGGTACAGGCGGACCACAGCACGGTGTTCAAGCAATTCGTATGAGTAAGAAATATATTCGTTACCAATCTGGTAAGGGTATTATGTACACTACCGGAGCACTATTTGCGCCAAGTTATAATTTACAAGCGATATCAGCAGACGGAACAACAGTAGGTTCATTTATTACAGTTACAACTGACGACGTCGATCACGGATGCCAAGTTGGTGGCCGTGTAAGAATTATTGGCGTTGATACTGCGGGATACAACGGAGAATACTCAATCGTTGACGTACTAACTGAACGTATCTTTAAAGTTCAAGCACAAACTACACTAGCAAACGTTTACGGAGCAATTACAACAGCGGCACAGATGTCAATTTTAAACTGGCACGGTGCTACAGTTCGTGCTGGTACATTTGACGATCAGAACGGTATGTACTGGCAATATGATGGAAGAGAATTAGCAGTCGGCCGTAGATCAAGTACGCTTCAATTATCAGGTGTAGCTAGTATTGCTAAAGATAACAACACCTTAACTGGTACTAATACTCGATTCCGTGATCAAGTTAAGGCAGGAGATCGAATTGTTATTAAAGGTATGACGCACGTAGTAACAGCAGTAACTAGTCAGACATCGTTATCAGTAACTCCTGACTATCGCGGAGCAAGTAACGCAGTTTCTGCTAAAGTGTGTTTAGTTCAAGATTTAATTATTAAACAAAGTGAGTTTAACTTAGACCGCTTAGATGGCACTGGCCCAAGTGGTTATGATCTAGATATCACCAAGATGCAGATGATCGGTATGCAATGGTCATGGTACGGTGCTGGATTTATTGACTTTATGTTAAGGGGCTCGGACGGTAACTATGTGTTTGCTCATCGTGTACGTAACAGTAACGTAAACACCGAAGCATACATGCGAACTGGTAACATGCCAGTGCGTTATGAAGTTATTAATGAAGGTGCAATTGGAAAACTCCGCCAGTCTATTACCGCTACACAAACAACAATTCCGTTAATAGACGCAACATCATTCCCAAATGAATCAGGCATTGTGTACATTGATAACGAATTAATTGCGTTTAGTGGAAAGAGCGGTAATACATTAACTGGTTGTACTCGCGGAGCGCCAATGGTAAACTTTGTAGGGGGAGCCCAGCGTACATTTAGAGCCGCGGCTGCTACAGTACACGAAGTAAACACAGGCGTAATTTTAATTAGTAATACAATTAGTCCTATTATTAGTCACTGGGGTTCTGCGATGTTAACAGACGGACGCTTTGACGATGATCGTGGTTATTTGTTTAACTATGCTTCTACTGGTATTCAAGCGTCTACTACTAAACAGACAGCGTTCTTAATCCGACTAGCACCAAGTGTAAGTAACGCTATTATTGGCGACTTAGGCGATCGAGAACTTATTAATAGAGCGCAATTATTATTAAAAGGTATTGAAGTTACTTCGGATACTGGTACTGGTGGTTTAGTTGTTGAAGGAGTATTAAATCCGCAAAACTATCCAATTGATCCAAGTGCTATTTCATGGTCAGGACTATCAGGAAGTTCAGCAGGCGGACAGCCTTCCTTTGCTCAAGTAGCACCTGGAGGTTCTGTATCTTGGTCAGGCGGTGCTAGCGTTACTACATCAACTGCTACAACTACTTCGGCGTTATCAGGCAACGCAACAGTGCCAAACAACGCATTGTTTGCTCAGTCATCGGGATCAAGTGTATTGTATGTAACTAAATCAAGTTGGGATACATTAGGTGCTACTGCTGGTTTTAGTGTGGCGGCAGCTGAAACCAAATACCCATCGGGTACAACAGTATCGTCAGTTACAGCTAATCCGACACCCGTTGCTACTACCCTAGGACTAATTATTGGCAATGCTATTGTGCCAAATAACGCAGGGTTTAACGTAGGCGCAAACGTTAACTATATTAACGTTACACAAGCATCGTGGCAATCATTAGGCGCAGGCGTAGGTAGTTTAGTATATGGAGTTGCTGACTTTCCAGCAGGTACTTATGTTACCGCAGTAAACGGGCCAGCGGTATATTTAGGATTGTCATACTATCAAATTGTAATGAGCGCCAATTCAACTATTGCGCACAACGCAAACCAATCTGTTCCGTTCTATGTTACAGGACAGGCAGCGATAGGAGCAACTACGCTAAACTTTACACAAGCATCATGGGCGGCATTGCCAATTGGTACAGCAGTTGTTACTAATACTGTAAACGATACTGGCAAATTTGCCAACGGTACACAGATCCAAGCTATTAGTACATTGAAAACATTTGCCGGTGTTAACTACTACACCGTTACATTCAACACTAGTTTGTTAGCGGCAATTGCGCCGTCAGTGGGAGTAACATTTACTAATATTGATTATTACACAATTTTACTAAGTAAATCAGCAACAAGTTCAGTCACGGCAAATTCAACAGTGGCATTTACACCTGCGGTTATTAGTACTAACACTTCATTCTTATACTTTACACAAGCCAGCTGGGAAGCGTTAACTACGGGATATGGAGCAACTGTTGGTACTGAAATTGTTGATCCGACTAAGTTTCCATCAGGAACTAAGATTGCTAGTATTAGTGTGTTATCATCGTTTGGCGGAACTGCATACTATCGTGTTAACTTTACACAGTCTTCGATCATCGCGATTACAGCGGCAAGTACAATTACATTCCAGTTCGGTCTTCCACCGTACGCACAACCGGGTGAAACTGTATTCTCGTTTATTGCGGCTCCTGGAACTCAGTCTTCGCTAGACTTGTCAGACTTGAAAGAATTGACTAATACTACATTAGGTGGTAGAGGAACGTATCCAAACGGTCCAGACGTATTAGCGATTAACGTTTACAAAACGTCAGGAACTGCTACTCCTACTAACATTATTGTACGTTGGGGTGAAGCTCAGGCTTAATGAGTTATTATATCAACTAGATCAAAGACAGTCTGTAATTTATTACGGATTGTCTTACTGTTGAAGCTATTGCGCAAACCTTGATGTAACGGCTTTGGAGAATAGTCAATAGTAGACCATCCCCACGCAATGTGTTCGTCACTTAATATAGGAATAAATTCATTTTCTATCACGCATAAGTACGTATGAAAATTAAACACTTTGTCGTTTGACACAAATGTTTCTAAAGGAATTGTTTTTAAAATTTTAGGCGGAGTACCGATCTCTTCTTTGATTTCACGTTGAAGCCCTTGCCAGGGATTTTCATCTACTAGATTAGTACCGCCTACC